GACTGGTGATTGGATTGCTCAATTCATGGGTGCGAAAGAGAATGAACGTACTGTTTGGACTTGTACTGCAATGGCATATAATGCTGATGGTACACCAAAGCGTACAGTTGGTGTTTGGTATCCTGACATTCGTAGAGAGTGGACTAAAGCAATGGATGAAGGTCGTTTTGAGTTTGACATTGTTGACGAAACAACGTATGATGAAACTGTATCATTGACAGATACAAACTTCAGAAACAACGAGCATAAACTTGCCTTATGATATTAGTTGATTATAGCCAGATTGCTATTGCAAACATTATGACATCTTCAAGACAAGGTGTTAATGAAGACATAGTACGCCATATGATTCTGAATACGTTACGAATGTATCGTAATAAGTTCTCGGATGAGTATGGTGAACTTGTGTTATGTTGTGACAACTCAAATAACTGGCGTAAAGAGATATTTGAGCATTACAAAGCACCTAGAAAGGTGCAACGTGAAAAGTCCGATTTCGATTGGAATAACCTTTTTATGATACTAAATAACATTAGGCGTGAGTTACAAGAAACGTTTCCTTACAAGATGGTCTATATTGATCATGCTGAAGCAGATGATATTATTGCAACTCTCGTATTGAACCGTGAAGAAAAACTGAACGGTGTTGTATCTGAACAAGAACCTATATTGATATTGTCTAGTGACAAAGATTTTGTTCAACTACAACGTTTTGAGAATGTGAAACAGTATTCACCACTCAAGAAGAAATTTCTAAACACAGACAATCCAGAGACTTTTTTGCGTGAACATATACTTAAAGGCGATTCTAGCGATGGCATTCCTAATTTTCTGTCTGCCGATGATACCTTTGTATCTGAAAAACGTCAAAAACCATTGTCGAAGAAAAAGTTGTCTGTATGGGCTGAACTTGATCCTGAACATTTTTGTGAAGGTGAGATGTTACGCAACTATCAACGTAATGAAATGTTGATTGACTTAACTCGTGTGCCTGCAAATTTGCAAGAACAGATTATGTCAAGTTATCAAGAGCAACCAACTAATGGTCGCTCAAAACTTTTCAATTATTTCGTAAAACATAAACTCAAAAATCTTATGGAAAACATAAGTGAATTCTAGGAGCGTGTATGGCGTCAAAATTGACATCAACCATACTCAAACAAGCAAATCAAATAGAAGATGTGAATGAACGTGCAAATTGGTTACGTGAAAATGCAACTTACGCAGTTCGTGGTCTTCTAAATTTTAATTTTCATCCTACCGTAAAATTTCTACTACCAGAAGGTGAACCTGATCTTGAGGGTTTGGCCATCAAAAGAGAAGCAGAAGATTACGTTCTTGGAACAGAATTTTCGCATCTAAATGCAGAGATGAAAAAAATGTATTTGTTCTATGAGGGTGGTCATCCACAGTTACAACAACAAAAAAGAGAGTCCTTGTGGGTCAATCTCATTACAGGTCTTCATACAGAAGAACGAGATGATCTAACAAAAATGAAAGATAAAAAGTTGCAGGAAAAATATCCAAATATAACTCAAGAAGTTGGGCATTTGGCATTTCCTGATTTAGTATTGAAGCCAACCCCTATCAAGGAGTTAGTTCGGGACAATAAAGGACGATTTGCTAAGAAAACTAAGACTAAAAAGAAAGAAGCCAAAAAATGAACTTGATAATGTTTTGTGCTGGCCTAAATCCGGAACTGCGACCTTTTACGGACTACAAGCCAAAATGTCTACTGCCTATAAATAACAAATCCATTCTTTTTCATAATTTGGATTGGCTTGAGAGACAAAATTTTAAGAATGTCTCACTAATACAGAGTTTTTGTGCTACTCAAATGGAATTTGCACTAAAAAAATACAAAGGAAGTGTAAATGTGAAACCTATGACCGAAAAAGTTCTTCTTGGTACGGCAAAAGGCATACTTGATTATACTTTAGGTGTCGATGATGACGTAATTATCATGAATGGTGACAATATTTACGATTTTGACTTGCGAAAGATGTATGATTTTCATCAAAAAAGCCGAAATTCGTGTACTTTGGGTATTCATGACGTAAAAAAAGGCGAAAAACACAAATCTGTGGTAAAATTGACAGAACACGGTATGATTGAGAACTATATTCCTCGCCCAACCTTCAAATTCAAGGCTCCTACTGCCGTAAATGCTGGAATTTGTGTCTTAAATCCGAAATTTCGGCAAAAAATTAACTTGAGAAGAGACCATGATTTTTGGACTCATACTTTAAAACGTAATTATGAAGATATTTACCCATTTAGAGTAAACGGTGTAACATGTATAGACTCTGCTGACGAATATGCAAGAGTTAATAACACTTTTTCTTCAATTGACCATTTTTTTGTTGGTCATGAAAGGTATTAATGCCGACATATGTATATAATTGTGAATCATGTGACCAATTTTTCGAAGAAAATATAAAATATGAAGATCGAGATGCACCAATCGAACATCCATGCAAAATATGTGGTGGAAAAATAAGAAGAGTGCCTGTTATGCCAGGATTTGCCTATGACAATATAGGTCCTAATAAAAAACCAGATCAAGGTTTTAATGATCGATTAAAGGATATAAAACGTTCCCATCGTGGAAGTGATATAAACATTTATGACTGATTTTATACATGAGAATATACTTGGTGACATTGAACTTGATACGATAAACAAAAACGGTAAACGTTTATACGTAACACCAGATGGTGAGAGTTATCCGTCTGTTACAACTGTTCTTTCTGATTATAAAAAACAAGGAATAATAGATTGGCGTAAACGTGTCGGTGAAAAAGAAGCCAACAAAATATCTACAAAAGCATCTAGAAGAGGCACAAAGGTACACAAACTTTGTGAAGACTATCTAAACAACGAATCTACATTTAAAGATTATACACCTGATAATGTAGAGATGTTTAAGTCTATACAACCCACCTTAAATGAAATTGAAGTTGTCTATGCTCAAGAGAGAACTTTATTTTCACATCACTTAAAAACTGCTGGTCGAGTTGATTGTGTCGGAAAATTTCGAGGAAAAACACACATAATAGATTTTAAAACGTCAAACAAACCTAAAAAATGGGAATGGATTGACAATTATTTTATGCAAGGTTCAGCATATTCAGTTATGTGGGAAGAAATGACTGGAGTACCAGTGCCTTATATTGCAATAATCATAGCAGTGGCAGATGACGTACCTCAAGTATTTGTTGAAAATCGTGATACGTGGATTAACAAATTTATCGAAATCAGAAGCAATTATCAATGATTGGTGTTAATCTTACTTATTTTAGAGATAATGAAAAAAATTTTTTTGCTGATATTGCTGAAATTGTAGAGAATAACGATGAACTTTTGTTGTATGATATGCTTGAAGGTTCGTTATTATATCCATTAGATAATACAAATGTAGATCGTTCAAAATTTCTATATTATATTGCAAATCTTTCTCAAAATTCTGACAAAAAAATTTTTTACTTATGTTCAGATTTCAATATTCATCAAAGAATTCAAGAATGGAAAAATCTTTTATCGTTAAAGTCTGTAAAAATTGAAGCATTGAGTTTTCCATTATCTATATTGACACCTCATAATATCATTTCTGAAAATGATTTAGACAAATTGAATAAAAATAATAAAACGAAAAACTTTATCGCTTTGGTATGCAGTCCAAAAGACTTTAGAATAATGACTCTGAATAAATTTTATAAGCATGATAGATTTGAATACTCATACGTTCCACAGTTTTATCCAAATGGCAATGAAAAAGATATTCAAAAATTTTGTGTTTCTACAATAGATGATTGGTACAATAAATTTAATATTGAGTTTGATGTATTGAATCACTCACGACTATTAACCGAATTAGATCACTCTTTACTTTTTGATATAAGCGAACAATGTGATACAGTTGAGATAGATGGCAAAACATATTTCAAAGATATTTTCAATAATTTTTTACCCAAAGAAAATTTTAACACTTGTTGTGATATAGTGTTAGAGTCTTATTTCAACGGTCCTGTCTTTTTTACAGAAAAATTGTGGAAAGAATATATCTTCAAAAGACCTTTTTTGATGATAGGATCAAGAGGTATAAATCATTCTTTGAAGGAACTTGGGTTTGAATTATATGATGAAGTATTCGACTACTCATTTGACCTTGAAACTCACGACATCACAAGGTTAACAAAATTTTGGGAGCAAATTGATAAATATATCGATCTAGACCCTCATGACTTTCAAAAGATACTTAGTGTTCTGGAAGAAAAAATAAATTACAATCATAAAAAATATAAAGAATGGTATCACGTTTGTAATGATGATATGAAAAATAAACCTAGATCAATATTATTTACAGAGAACAATAAAATATCTTCTATAGAAATCTCAAATAATACTATGAACGAAATAAAAAAATATTGTAGGTTATTTGAATGAAACATATCATAATTTTTGGCGATAGTTATGGTGATCCAAAAAACAAACCAGATTTAAAATTTAAAGATACTCGCACTTGGTATGAAATGCTGGAGTCTAATTATAATGTTATCAATCATTCTGTTGAAGGTTCTGGGCCGCATTATTCATTTAAAAAATATTATGATTTCATATCAAATAAAAAAAG